CTACAAAAAGGTTCAGCATCACCAATACCCTCAATAAGATCAAGAGTTTGAGTTTTTGACTCTTGTGAAGTGTAGTGAGAACGATAGGTCATTCCCAAATAGTCACGCACTTCTTTAAGGATTACATCCTCATTGTACTTCCAACGACCATTATTATTGTCAGTAGTTGGGAGGTCAGGAATATTAAATTCAATTTTGTCTTCTTTCATAGGACTATAATTATAAGATTTTTCCCAAAAATCATTGTAATCGTCAGTGGTTGCAGTTGAAATCATTGGTTCATCCTTCATTAATTCATCGTAAAGTAAACTCCAGGAGTTAAGCATTTGTTCTTTATCATTCATTATATCAGGCAGATGCCTCCTCGTCAACAGGCATTTGGAAGTCAGCATCAACCTTGTCATACAACTCCAAGAATGCTTGCTTGGTTTCATCGTCAAAACGATTTACACAAACTTGGATTGCCTTTGCTTTATTATTGAAGATACTGTAAGCACGGATGATATGAACCAATCGGCGGGTAGAGATAATTTCTTCGATACCACCATCATAGAAGGTCTTTCGGATAATATCACCCCAGTCACAAAGACGCTTACAGAAGTCACGATCTTCAACACCTAAATCCAGAGAAATACCTTCAAGAATTTTCTGTTCAATAGCAGGTGAGGGGTAAGACTGTTCAAAGGTTACAGGGAAGCGTTCTAGGAATGCCTCATTAAGAACATTGGTTCCAATAAAGCGACCGTCATCGCTACCTTTACCCTTAGTATTTGCAGTTGCAATAACATTGAATCCATCCTTTGGTTGAATGTATTTGCCAATTTTTTTAAGGAAAACACCTTTACCTTCTAGAACAGACTGAAGGCAGAGGATTTTGTTTGATGCCAGGTCGATTTCATCCAGAAGAAGGATTGCACCTCGTTCGAGTGCTTCGATGACTGGACCATTGTGCCATGCAGTATTCCCATCAACAAGCCGGAAACCACCCACAAGGTCATCTTCATCAGTTTCAATAGTCAGGTTTACACGGATGAGTTCTCTTCCAAGTTGAGCACACGCTTGTTCGACAGAGAATGTTTTGCCGTTACCAGAAAGTCCTGTAATGAACGTTGGATAGAATAGACGTGACTGAATAATTTTTTTGATATCGCCGTAATTACCAAACTTGACGAAGGTATCATCTTTAGCAGGAATAAGGTTTTGCTCAACAGCAGGCATTGCTGCTGGTGCTTCATATGTGCGCTCGATCTCTTCAACTTTTTGAGGAGTTACTTCAAGGTTCCACTTACCACGACCAACTTTGAACTGGTCAAGTTTTTTGGAAACAGTTTGATAAGTAGTTCCGTTCATAGCACACCATGCTTTTAGTTCTGCGCTAGTAAAAGTAGAACCATAGAGGTTGCGAAGCGAAGAACTAATGTATTCAGTGGAGATGGCCATTGGTTTGTTTGTTGATGCCCTTAGTATAGAGCAGGATGAGTTGGTTTCTAGGGGAAGGTGGTCAGTCCTCTGACCGTCTATATTTGTATCTCATTGCTTGAAGGAACCATGCCTGTGCTAGAGATTTGGGTCCGTGCATTAAGATTTCTACTTGTACTGGTTTTAGAGAAGGGTCGGCAAGTGCTCTCCTTCTCCATTCTGGTAAGTCTGTCATACAACTAAGGAAATAAATTCTCCAAGGATACGCTTGTTTAGTTTTTTAGTCTTAAGAGACTTTACAAAAGCAGATTTGATCTTTGCCTTAGTTGCACCTTCATCAACATCAAAGTCAGTTTCCTGATTTAGTGCAGCAGCAGACATTCCAAAGTATACGTCATAACCAGAATTTTTGATAGAAAAACTTTTTTCTTTCCGCCAGGAACTTTGAAGTTTGTCATACGCACTTGTTCCATATTCAGAGTACAATTTCATAAATGAATTAGCATCTCTAGGGGGAAGAACACGAATACCAATCAGGTTCATATATTCAAAGTTGTCTTTGAAATTTTTCAAAAGAAGATCAGTAAATTCATTGTATCTATACTTAACTTGATAAGTATTGCCAGTTTTACGATCACGTACAAAAGTACGATCAGCAACTAATCTCTTGTATCCAAGATGTTCCTCACCCCTGTAATTAGTGGTCGTAGCATGACGACTAAGAAAACCTGCTTCACCATCCGTCAAAATTACACACTGAACTTTTTGCAGTTTGTTTTCTTTTTGGAATGCAGGAAGAATTTGATGAAGACTAATGATTGCTTCATTTAAAGGTGTTCCCGAAAGAGAAACCCGACGACCTGGTTCATAAGAATAACAACCACGACTGGCAAAGTAGTAACCAATACGGTAGATATTTTTCAGTTGGTGTTCAAGAATCTTACCATTTACTTTACTAGTAAGAATATTCATCATACAGAAGTTTTCATCAACAGAAAGTTGTCCATCTTGTGCTTCATAGTGATTTGGAAGCGGTGCCCAATTACCATCAGGAAGTGTATCACGTTGAGCCCACTCATTGGTGAAAGCATATACCTCAAAGGGAATGCTTACTTTCTTACAGAACCATACAAGGTTGTAGAGTTGCTTCAGAGTATCTTCAAGAACTGGTGCCATAGAACCAGACCAATCAAGAACAAATACTAGACCGTGGTTCTTACCATCGGCAAGAGTTGTGATCTTTTTAAAAAGATCTTCGTTGTACTTATAAGTATGTAGTTTAGTACAGTCAAGAACACCAGTACGGGAAGTAGAAGAACGAGCATAAGAATCTGCTGCCTTCTTACATTCAAACTCTTTTACCAGGTAATTGACTTCTTTCTGGGCAGACCGTTTGAATTCAACATACTTAGAATCAGGAATTTCAAAAGGATTTTCCTGGTTGCGAGTAGACCAGTTAGAATCAATATAATTATGAATATCACTATTCTTAGCAATAATAGTATCTAAGTTTACTTTAGGCAATTCAACGTAAATATTTTCGCCACCATGATTAGATATCAGTTCACGCAGATTTTCATCAAGATTATCAACAGTCTTTACTTCGGGTTCGTAAGTAGAACCTCCTTTGTCACCAGTAGTTTCTTCTTGCTCTAGTTCTGATTCGGTATCTTGATTGCCACTTTCTTCAGTTTCTTCATTTACTTGCTCACGTTTTTCTGCCTCTTCCTGCATTTCTTCATGTGTCATTCCATCATCATCACCAGGTTGTGAATTAGAAGCAGCAGGAATGTTAGGTTGTTCTTCCGGTTCTTGTATTGATTTCTTGTCGTAACGATACATTACCTCAGCAGCAACGCAAGCATCGGCAAAGGTTTCTGCATCAGCAATTATTTTAATGATATCACGTTCTTCATTATTAAGGAAAGGAATATCAATGTAGTTACCAATCTTGAAATAAAGATTAGCACGATCAGCAAGAGTCATCTTGCTCAGATCTTCACCTTCAAGGCAGAAAAAATCTTCATCAGACAATTCAGAATAACCCTTGAAAAAAGTCTTACTTAGACCAGGATATTTACGTTTCATCAGTTTCTCAATCCTAGCATCTTCAGTGATGTTGATGAAGGAGTGGGGAATACCCTTAGGAGGATCTTGATCAGGAGTGAACAGTGCGTGTCCAACTTCATGACCAACCAGCAGATCATATACGGTGTTGCTTGCTCGATCCCAGCGAGGCAGGGTAAGCACACGGGTTTGGACATTGAATTGAGCAGTTTCAACAAACCGGTGCTCAACGACCAAATCTTCAGTAGCCAACAGTTTGGCAAGTTGCGATTTGACTTCGTGTTTGGTCATGGTTTTGTTTCTTATGAACCTATCATACAAAAGAACCCCGCCGTTGAGGCGAGGCAGTGTGCTGCTTTTTAAAGTGTCTTTTTATTTGACCATGCGTGAGAACCCTTTTATTTTCTCAAATCTTGTGACACTTTCAAATTTGTCTTCTAATCCTGCTTTGTGGGAGATAACAAAGATATTAGCATCTTTGATAACAAACCGAATAATTTTTAAGAATTCGTCAGTTCCAAATCCGTCTAGTGAACTATCGAATACCTCATCCATAATCAAGAGATTGGTATTGACTGAGTTCTTCATCTTTGCTACTTCGCGCCAAGTAAAGAGAAGTGCTAGATCAATTCTCATCTTCTCTCCCTCACTGAAAGAAGCATAAGAAAAGTCTTCGTGAATAGGGGACTGGACGGTTTCATTAAATTCTTCATCAAGTGTGAAGTTAATATAGAAATCCATCATCTGAAGATAACGGTTAACTTGCTGATTTATCAGCGGTAGATACTTCTTAATGATTTTAGATTTAACTCCACCGTCCTTAAGCAATCCGTAAGTAAAATCGTAGTATTGGATTGTGTCCTTGCTTGAAGCTAGTTCGTCGTATGTAGTTTTTAGATTCTCCTTGAAAGAGGTTAACTTGTCATGTTCAACATTTCTATTTGCAAGTTGGTCGGTAATTCTTTGAATTTCCGATTCCAAATCTCTGATTTGTCTTTGACAACCAGCGATTTTAGTATTGTTTTTAGAAATGCCATTATTGAGGGTTAAGATCTCCTTTGATAGAACAGTAAATTGACGCTCTCGCTCCTCCTCTTTATTAATTGCCTGCTCCAATTCTTTATAACCGGATTGCAACTCCTTTGCTTTACTTTGAGCGTCTTCAATCTTATTTATTCTAAAGGTCTCTTCAATGGGTTGTGTACAAGTAGGGCAGACCGTATTTTGTGTGAAAAATTTATGTTCCTTAGTAATGGTTGATACTTTGTTAGAAATCTTACCTTTTAAATTACCAAGAGTACGAAGTTTTTCATTTGCTCCAGAAAAATATTCTAATTGATTTTGTATTTCTACAAGTTCTTTATTCTTACCTTCGTTCGCCCCAAGTAAATTATTTTCTTCTACAAGAAGTTGTCCAATTTTTGTTTCTTTATTCTTAACATCTTCCTTACCACGATTTTCAAGTTTACCTATAAAGTTCTCTTGCATTTGAACTTTTTCAAGTAAAGATTCTTTCTTTAACTCATGAACTTTAATATCTTCTTTTATAGAACGAATCTTATCTTTAATCACATTATTCATTGTAGAAAAAATACGTATATCTAAAAGATCTTCAATAACTTCTCTACGATTAGATGCGGACAGTTGCATAAATGGAACAAATGTGCTGCTACCCAAAATTACAATTTGAGTAAAAGATTTATAGTTCATCTTTAATACATTTTGCTCAAACCATTTTTGCTGATCATTAGCAGATGCACTTTGATCTAGCAATTCATTATCTCTCCAAATTTTAAATATATTTGGTTTTATACCTCTAACAGTTTTCCATTCAACATTACCTATAGAAAATTCAACTTCAACAACACAATCTTTTTCATTGGTTGAATTAATTAACTGTGGTTTATTAATTTTACGAAACGGTTTCCCAAACAAAGAAAATGTAAGGGCATCTAAAATAGTAGACTTGCCTGCACCATTAGTCCCAATAATTAAATTTGTATTATTTTCAGTAAGACCAACTTCAGTAAATTGATTTCCAGTAGAAAGAAAATTTTTCCATCTAATAGTTTTAAATAAAATCATTCTTAGTATCGGGGGGAATCACAATATCATTGGGAGTAATAATTGTGTAACTATAATTATGCATTACACAAGCTTCAAGCATAGCATCATCATCAACTTCGATAACGTGCATTTCTGGACTACCAGATTCTTCTAGCATCATAGCATATCGTGAAGCATCATCCTCTTCTTCAAAAATATAAAGTATATCTGTTCCATCGTTGTTAGCAACAGAATATGCTCCTTCAGTTTCTTTTCCTAAAATTGTTAAAATATACATTACACCATCTCACATGCCTCTTGATAGGTATTTCTAATAATATTTTGTATCTTTGATTTATCAAGAGTTATTTCTGCCTCTTGAATGTATCTATCCAAAATAGAAAGTGTATCTTCAGATTCCATAGCAGAAAACTCTTTATCATCATACCATCCACTAAAATCATAGTTCTCTACAATTTTGAGTTCAGCAACACCTATGGAATAAAGTTTATCAATAACTTTTTCAAACTCTTTGATCCTTGGTTTACTTCTGACAATAACTTTTACAATTTTATTTTCATATGGGGTAACATCCACCATCTGATGAGACTCATCATTATAATACAAATTATAAAAAATTCTATGTGGATTATTAATTGGTGTTAATTCTCTAGTATCTGTATCAAAAATGTGAAAACCTCTAGGATCATTTACATCACTCCAAAACATTTCATAAGGATTTCCAAGATATGAAATTTTACCATCAGAAGAACGTGTATGATAATGTCCACTAAAAACCGTAGAGAACTTAGAGAATACTTCTTTATCCATACCATGATCCATGACCATGTGTTTATGTGCCCTAAATCCATTGAGTTCAAGATGACCCATAGCACAGTCATACTTAGTATTGCTAAGTACTTTTAAAGTTTTCTTTTCGTTTTCATTGTTAATCCAAGGGACAAATACTACTCCAAGATTATTAAGTTTAACTTCTGTTGGTTCAGAATATATAATAACATTTTTATATTCGCGAAGTAGTAAATCAACTGCATTAACATTATTAGTGTTTTTATAGTATGCAGTATGATTGCCAACAATAGTATGAACAGTAACTCCCATATCCTGGAGTCTATCATAGTAATTATTTTTTGCCCAAGAAAGTGCAGAAAAATCAATACCCTTACGACTATCAAATGTATCACCCATATCTACAATAGTAGTAATGCCCTCTTCCTCAAGAGTGGGGAAGAAGACATCATTGTAGAACTTTAG